GTAACGGCAATTACCGCCAAACATCCCACGGCAGCGTGAGAGTACGACAAAGGCCGGTAATCTTGCGATTCCCGGCCTTCCATTGGTAGCGGGGCATGGATTTGAACCATGGACCTCTGGGTTATGATGTTCGACCCCAGAGGGCCGGTCGCGTGGCCTGGGCAACTGTTGTCAGGCCGCGAGTATCCAACCCCGTCGTAATCGACCGTCGCTGATCGAGTCAGCGACAGGCAGACCTCCTTTATTGTTGGAGCCGAGCAGTTCGGCCTGCGATAGATCCGTGCGCATCAGTGTGTCAATGGAGACATCGAAGAATTGCGCAGCTTTCGCCATGTCGTTAAAGCTCCAGCTCATTCCGGTTTTAATCATTCTGTTCATATTCTGGCGGTTTTTACCCATGTAATTCGCTAGGTCCACTTGCTTAAGCCCACGGACGCTGAGCATCATCTGCATGTTTCTGACCGCTATCGACTGGTAGTCGACGTCCGGTGCGCTCGCCACCGGTAGCTGCATTGTTGTACTCATGCCTGTAATTGTAACCAGAATGTATAACAAAGTAAACACGGCGTGTACAAGTTGCACAATGTCGCAATCTGATGTATAAAGTAACCAAATCAGGTTACAAAGAACGTCAGGAGGCAACATGGATACGGCCGAGATCGTTTCCACACTCCTCGAGCAGCACGAGATGACACAATCCGCGCTCGCCGAAGAGATGGGCATCACGCGGCAGGCGCTTAGCAACAAGATGACGGGCATCCGCTCTTTCACTCTCAAAGACATGAAGGCGCTCGCCATCATCTTCGACGTCTCAATCGATTACGTTGCCGGTCGCATTGATACCCCGTGGCCGGATCCATGGGAAGAAAAGGAGGACAAATGAACGACATCCGCAAAGCCTGCGTCGAAGCGATATTCAGGGGATTCGAGGACAAGGGCGGCGCCATCCGTCCGGCCTGTGGCGACGGATGGGGCGAAATCGAAGCAAGGCGTTCGCTCGGTCACATCGTCGGATACGTCGACCTCGACGTGACCGACCTCGTGGACATCGTCATCGACACCATCAACAAGGAGCTGTGATGGAATCAATGCCTCTGGCCATTGGTCAGGCCCTGTTCGATCTCAGTGTTGCGTCTGCTGCCCAGTTCGGTGGTGTATGTGACGTGTACAGTGACGCGGCATGTTCCGATGCCGGCAAAGAAGAAGCCGTTCCTGGAGTTGATGGCGTCGATCTCGGATTGGTCTTTGATTATCTGCTTGGAGAAGAACTCGCTTTCGAGCGCGATCTCGCAGAACGGCATTGTCTTGTCGACGCGCGCCTGCGTAATGGTCTGGTCTTCAAAGCGGACGAACACATGAACGTCTCGTGCGATGTTGCCGCAATCGTTGACAAGAAAGACGGTGGAAGTTTCTCCATCGTACTCGACCCTCCACTTGTAAACCGTCTGGTCGGCGGTGACTGCCAACGCCCGCTGGCTGATCGAGTTCGCGTCTGCAGCTATCTCGTTCGCTTTGCCGGCAAGGTCGTTGGCGTGTTCGGCGATCCCCTTCGAGTCGGCGGCGATCCCGTTGGCTTCTTCCGCCGAGTCGTTGGCGTCCTTGGCGAGCTTGTTTCCAGCATGCGTTTGGAACAAGGCGACACATCCGGAGACACCGCCAACCAATCCCGTGACGGCGCCAACGACGCCGGTGACCACATTGATGCCCATTCCATCGATTCTACGGACGGAGGCGAACGATGAAGGTTCTTGCCTGCATCATCCTGCACCAGCTGCTGTTCGCGGCGTGGCTATTGGCCATGTGGGTGCTGTACTGCACGCCGGCCTGCACGCATCCCATCGAGCATCTCATCGCCGCGCCGGTCGCAGTGCTCATCCCGACGGCCGTCATCATGCGCCGCCTGTGCTCGGACCCCCGCTTCATCCGATGGCTGGGCGAACTCGAGCGATAAAGACTTGGGCGGCTCCTCACACATTGCGGCATGGACGTGGTTCGTCATGCGCGGCCATGCCGGAACCGCCCGCGCGTCAAGGAAAAGACGTTAAAACCAGCCGGACGGGTCATCTTCTCTCTTCTCCTCCCGCCCGGCCCTCGCCGGGGCCCGCGATTGGAGGCGGGCGCCATGGATCGGCGTGTTCAGGTCACGCCGGCGGTTGGATGCGCGGTTCGACTCCGCGCCTCGGCACGACATCCAATCCAATCCCAAAGGAGGCACACGATGCCAAGCAAGACAGCCAGGCCGGAAGGCGAGAAGTGGTTCGAATGGCCGCTCACGCCGGTCAGCACGACCATGAGCGCCGCCGAACTCATCAGTGAACTGTACGAGACCATCAGCGCGCTCAACCATGACCGCAGCTGGAATCTCACGCTGGTCGCTCCGGCACGTTTCGGAGACATCATCATCGACCGCGAGGCCGGATGCCTCCGCGCGAAATGCGCGTGGAAGACCAAGGACCCCAGCCAGCTCGGCCCGGCGCCCGCCGGATACGTGAGGGGAGAGTGACATGGCCATAGGCGAGACCGTCATCACCATCGTCGGCAACCTCACCGCGGATCCGGAGATCAGGACCACCGGCCAGGGCGCGCAGGTCGCCAGCTTCACCATCGCAAACACCGCGCGCGTGTTCAACAAGCAGACCAACCAGTACGAGGATGGGGCGGCGTTGTTCATGCGCTGCTCCGCTTGGAACGACCTCGCGCAGCATTGCATCCAATCCTTGGCCAAAGGCATGCGCGTCATCGCCCAAGGCAGGCTCAAGCAGCACTCGTATCAGGCGCAGGACGGCACCAACAGAACCGTCGTGGAGCTGCAAGTGGACGAAATCGGACCAAGCCTGAGATACGCCACGGCACAGGTCGCCCGCATCAGCCACCAGGGCGGCCCCGTCTACGGCAATCCCGCCGCACCGCCGACCGTCAACACCGGCGCAGGCGGCTGGAGCCAAAGGCCGCAACAGTCGGCGCAGACACAGCAACCCGCCGCGCCGCCGGCCGATGATCCGTGGGGCGCGCCGGCGGCCGACCAATCATCATTCGGAGACTTCGGCAAGGCAGCGGACGAACCGGAATTTTAAAGACCAAGGAGCAGCAATGAAAGCCAGCGAACAACAGGCGCTCATCCCGCAGGAAGCGACACCGGACACGCTCATCGACCTCATCGGCAAGACGCAGCAGGTCACCAAGGCCGCGGCCGTCGTGCTCAAGGCATGCCGGAGCGTCATGGACACCAACACCAAGAAGGAGCACGTGGAGAAGTGGGGCGGCATCCATGCCATCACCGAAGCCGTGTACGACTGCGCCGACCTCGCGCAGCGCATCCTTGACGCCGGCCTGGCCATGGAGAACATGTGCGCGAAACCGGCCACGTCACGGCAGATGATCCTCATCGACGACCTGCGCCGCAGTCTCGACATGGACGACGGCGACGTGGAGGCGACCGTCGATCCGGACACCGGCGAGATCGACTGAACCACGGAAGGAGCAAGAGAGATATGTGGTTCATCATCGACGACCAGATGGCCGACGACAGGCGCATCCGCCGCCTGCCTCTCGCCACCGTCGGATTGTGGGTCAAGCTGTGCGTCATCCATTCCAAGGGCGTCTCGATGCAGGCCAAGGACCCGGCCGCGTACCCAGGCCACTTCGACAAGCTCGACCTCAAGGACGCCGGCGGCACCATGAAACAGCTGCAGCAGCTCATCGACTCCGGCCTCATGGAATCGCACGACGGCGGATGGCGTCCCATCTACGCCGAAGGCATATGCAGGGAGCCTCGCATGTTGACGGAAGAGCAGCGCGAGGCGCGCCGCAAGGCGGGAAGCAAGGGAGGACGCCGCAAGGCCGCCAACCAAAAAGCCAAGCAAACGTCTAGCAACTTGCTAGACGATTGCCAAGCAAACGAAGAGCAAAACGGCATCGAAACCGCTAGCGAAACGTCTAGCAAATTGCTAGAGGACAGCCAAGCAAAAACATGGCATAAAACCGATACCGATACCGATATACCCTCTCCGACCCCTCCCGCCGGCAAACCGAAGCAAACCGCCACGCCGGACGCCTACGCGGCCATCGCCGAAGCCTACCCCGGCTCCGCCGGCGCCAAGGGCCGCAAGACCGACCTCGAGGCGCGAGGCCTGGTCTCGGCCATCGCCGAGAACCCGGCCCAGCTCGCCCGGCTCCAATCGGCCGTCCGCCGATACCGTCGCGCCGTCAACGACGGCCAAGTCCGCTCCGGCCATGTCCCACGGCTCAACACATGGCTCCATGAGTGGGAGACATGGGCGCCCGAACCCATCACACCCACCCGACCACACAAGCACACCTGGAACTGCGAACACGTCCACCAGCTCATGGATCCGCACGAGGACGAATACGACCACACCGGCAGCCTCCGCGACGGGCATCCAAGCGAATGGTGGCAGGCATGCCAGGCATGCGCCGACGAACTCAACAACCAACAAGAAACCAGCAAGGAGAAGCAATGAGCAACTACCAAAGCGACCAGATCAAGCTCATCAACACGAGCCTCATCGACCCACACCCGGACAATCCGCGAAAGAACATCGGCGACGTGACCGACTTAGCGGCCAGCATCAAGGCCAACGGGCTCCTCTCGCCCCTCAGCGTCGTACCCCACGGCAGCCGCTACCGCGTCATCGCCGGCCACCGCAGGCTCGCCGCGTGCAAACAGGCCGGAACCGGAGCCGTCCCATGCTTCGTCCTCGACCTCACCCCGCTCCAGCAGCTCGAGGCCATGGTCACCGAGAACTGCCAGCGTGAGCAGCTCACCGTGTTGGAGGAGGCCGACGCCATCCAGGGCATGCTCGATCTGGGAGCCACCACCGCCAGCGTCGCCCACCGGCTCGGCCGAAGCGCCGACTACGTGCGAGACAGGGCCAAGGCCGCCAGCATCGACAACGAGGTCAGAGCGACCCGCGACGATTTCGGTCAGATTTCCATCGGCCAGCTCGTGGCCATAGCGCGATACGACGGCCGTCCGGATCTGCAGAAGAAGCTCGCGCAGGCGGCGGGCACCTCGAACTTCGACTACACTCTCCGCCGCATCGAACGCGATGAGAACGACCGGCAATGGATTGAATCGGTCGCCGTGCTCCTCGGGGAGCCCGACAGCGGCATCAACTTCATCCCCGACCCCGAAAAGCCCTACAGCGACCCGGAATGGCGCTACCTCGGCTGCATGTTCCCGTCCACCGGCACCCCCGAAGAAGCCATCGAGAAGATCCGCGAACAGAATCCCGCAGCCGTATCCATCCACACGGCATTCTCGCAGCAGGTCTACCTCTGGACCCGCCGCGACAAGACCGCCGACGCCGAAAAGGAAGCCCGACGAGCCGCCGAACAGGCCGAACGCGACGCCCGCAGGCACGCGCTCGAGGAATACGCCGCCACATCAGCAGACAAGCGCATGACATGGCTCCTCGCCAACCTCCACGGCATCAAACGCGCCCAGCTCATCGAAACCACGGCCCGGCTCGGACTCCTGCAGATCATCGACCCGAACCCGCAGGGCTACACGCAGGCGCTGAGCACATGGAACGACGCCGCATGCGGTGGCGAACAATTCACCACCATCAGCGGCATCGAACCGGAACGGGCGCTCGCCGAACTCCGCTACCACCTCGACGAACCCGACTGGGCGGTCTGGGCGGTGCAAATCCTCGCCGCACGCATCGAATGGTTCATCGATCCGACCGACTGGACCACCGTCAACGACATCAGCAGACGCATCCCCGGCTACTACCAGATCCTCCAAGACCTCGGCTACACGCCCACCGACGACGAAACCAGCCACCTCGACCAGCTCATCGCCGCCATCACCGAAGCCGACTCCGACGAAAACGAAGAAGACGAGGAGAACAACCAATGACCAGGAAACAACTCAACAGACTCGCCCAACTCCTCACCGACACCGCCGAAACCGCGGCAAACATCGAACTCCAGGCGCTCGCCGGCGGCAAGGCCGACAGCGGCATCGCCGCGATGGCCTCTGGACTGAGAACCAACTGCACCTCATGTCTGGTGCTGGTCAACGGCCTGATGCAGGAGGGAGTGCGTTGTGAGTGAGTTCGAGGACTCGAAGCGCATCGCTTTGGAACGCCAAGGCTGGCATTGCCTCCGCTGCGGCACGAACATCCACGACCCGTCACGCTGGCCTGGACGCTCCGGCCATCACCGTCAGCTGCGGCGGGCGGCGGATCCGGATGTGAGGCACAGTCCCGCCAACATCGTCGAGTTGTGCGGCAGCGGTGACACAGGATGCCACGGCTGGGTCCACCAGCATGTGGCAGAGGCGGAGCGGCTGGGATTGATCGTGCCGCTCGGCGCGGATCCTCGTGACGTTCCAGTGTTCGACTGGGAAGGCAGGTGGATGCGGCTGAACATGGACGGGACCGCCACACGTCTGACAGGTCTCGAGATCGCCCGGCTTGACATCGATGGGAGAAGAAATGACAGGTATTGAAAAAACGGACATGCTGCTGTGGATGGATGTGGAGACCACGGGGCTCGACCCGGACCATGACAGGATCCTCGAGGTGGAAATGCGTTGCACCGACATGAAAGGCGTGCTGTGCGTCGGCGGTTTCCACCGCGTCATCGGATTGGCGGGACGAAATGTCTCCATTACCGATGAGAACTTCAAGGCATGGCGCATGCACTGCGCCAACGGACTGCTCGAGGACGCATTCGATGCCGGATATACGGAAGCGGCGACGGCGAACGGACTAGAGGAATATGTCGACAGCCTCGCGCAGTCGTTCACTCTCCATCCGGCCGGCAGCAACCCGCAGTTCGACCTCGACTTCATCGGACGACTCTGCCCGAACCTCCCGCTGCACTACCACCGCATCGACATGGCCACCATCCGCGACAGTCTCGAAGCCGCCGGGTGGGACGTGAAGCCGGAAGGGGAGACGCCGATAACCAGCGCCCACCGCACCAGTACCCGCCTCGACCGCGACATCCATCAATACGCGCGCCTCATCCGAGGACTCTCCGAATATCCGGTCCGATACATCGCCACAAAAGAAGCAAGGTGATGGACGTCGCAGCCGTGATCCTCCTCATCGCCGCCATCCTGATCGGCTGGATGGCCAACCGGCCGTGAAACCGCCACACACTGAAAGGAACCTGAATGAAACAGACCATCAACCGTATCTCCAACCGCGTCGGCGACTGGTTCGCCACATTGTTCACCTTCACGGCACTGCTGCTCGTGCCGCACGCCATCATCCGGCCGGTCATCGGCTACGGCCTCCACTACTGGATCCCCATCCAATGGCTCGCACTGCACTCCGTGCTCATCATCCTCACCCTCTGCGTCGCGCTCGCCGCCTACATCATCGCGGACCGCACCGCCGTGGAACCGCCGGAAACATACTGAAAGGAGCCATCATGGCAGACCAGGAGACCATCACGATCGGTCTGGAGACGCAGAACAAGGTGGCCAAGGCCATCTACTTGCGCTGGTATCGCAACGGCCGCCGCCATCCACGCCCATGGAACGAGATGGCCATGGAGGACAAGGAGCCATGGAGGCGCGTGGCCAAGGACGCCATCAGAACGCTCTTCGCATCTCCCGAGTTCCAGACGCTGCTTGACGACGTGTACGACGAAGGCTACGACGACGCCCAAAAGGACGCCCAGGGCAAGAACGAGGGCAAGGACGTGCGGTGAGCGTCATCGTCCCATTGCACAAGTGGCGATCGGCCGACCCGGCCATCCTGATCGGCCGCCGCTGCATCGCCCGCACCGACGACGACGTCGTCATCGACGGCCGGCTCGAACTCATCCGCCGGCCGGACGGCACCGCCAGCCTCCGATTCCAAGGCATATGCCTGGACATCATCGACCACGATCCGAACACATGTTCCAACAGCATGAGCGACGGCATAAGAAGCCTCGCCGTCTACGGAAAGGAATGAAATGCACACCGTCAGAATCGCCACCAACCCACGCAAATGGCGCAGACCCGCACCCTGCCCGGCATGCCGCCAGTCACAGCCGCTCATCCTGACCCTCGGCGCCATCTACAAACTCCGCACACGCAAACCGGTCAACACCATCTACGGCTGCATCTGCCCCAACTGCCGGCACAAATGCATCCTCCACGTCGACGGCACAAGCCTCAACAAAGCCATCCGACTCTGGAACCACCACGCCAGCCACACGAAAAGGAACAACCAATGAGAAACACCATCTGCGCCGCCCTCACCACCATCACCCTCTCACTCTGCGTCGCGCTCGCCGGATGCGGCACTGCTTCCACGGCATCGCACGCCATCGCCGCGACCGGTACCACATGCTCCGATGCCTCGAACGACGGCGTCAGTGAATGCATCGTCACACTGTCCGAGACGCGTCGCGTCGACTGCATCGTCACTACCGGAAGCCACGGCCCGGCCGGCATCTCATGCGACTGGGATCACGTCAGCGGAGCCGACAAGGAACCACAGTGAAAATCGGAACGCTGAACGGCGCCGTATACATCGCTCCGGAAGACGACGAGGAACGCCAAGTAGTCGAAATCACCATCAACACCCTGCTCAGATGGGCAGCGGAACACGACAAGGAAAAGAGACGGCAATGAACAACACGGGCGCAGACATCGCCATCAGCACCCTCAACAAACTCACCGCCCAGGAACTCGCGGCGGCGAGCGCCATCTGCGCCAGCAACGGCATCGGACCAGGGCGTTGCACCTTCCCTCGCCACCGTCTGCAGCACTGCGTCGTCTGCGGCAGGTGGTGGAAAGCCTCAGCCGTCTCGACGCACTTGACCATCTGGACCGGAATGCCCGATTGGGTTATCCGGATGCTTTGGCACAACATCTGGGAATCGGCCGAAAATCATCCCACCCAGGAAAGAGGAAACCATGAGTAAGGAAACACTCGCCCCGCCACTGCCGCCGATCGACGCGCGCACCGAAGCCGTCGCCGAACGTCTGTTCGGACTCAAATGGGCACTCCGCAAGGACTCCACCGAAATCATCCACGAGGAATGGCGGACCGCATCCGAATGGATCCGCGACGGATACCTGCGCCAAGCCATCGAAGTGCTCGCCGCCGCCGACCAAGCGGAACCAGCGAGCGCCAAGGCCGGCCGTATCCGCGCCGCCGTCCAAGGCGTCACGGGCCTGCCGGACGCGCTCGCCCAACCAATGCGCCAGCTTGACCAAGCCCTCGCCCAAATCGGCAGCCTGCCAGCCGACCCCACGAACGAACCAACAAAGGAGAACAAGCAATGAGCAACGACATCGACAAAAGCGTGAACCGTCTCAACGCGGCCGAAACCATCCGCCGCCAGGCCATCGCACTGCAGAAACACATCAGCGAGGCGCTCGCCGACCTCCAAACCCTCAGCGGCAGCGAGGACATCCAGATCAGCCACGCGCTCACCATGGCCACCATCCAGGCATCCAAGGCACTCAAACAGGCGCACCTGATGCAGGACTCGGCCGACATGCTCGACCAAGCCGACCAGCGGGACGCGGAGAACAACATCAGCCGCATGCTCATCAGCAAGATGGCCCAGCAAGGCGAATAAAAAGAGAGGCCCCGCCAAGCCGGCAGAACCTCCAAGAAACCAACCACCATTCTAGCCGGAAAGCGGGAACCATGACCAGTCAATGCCAACAATGCGGCGAACCAGCACAAACCACACTCTGCAAAACCTGCGCCAAACACATGCGCCGACAAATCACCAGCCTCGCAAAAACCATCCCCGAACTCCGCGCGCTCGCCGAACGCAAAGCACACATCGGCGAGCGCGGTGGTGGTGTGCGTGGCGGCGAGCCTGGTCTGCCGGTGAGTGTGCATTGGCTGACCGTTTATGAGGATGCGGCCCGCCTGATGCTTCGGCTGGCGGGTTGCGTGGATTTGAAGTGGATGCTGCTGCCGGTCGAGGGATGGCGTCCGGCGTATCGCGTGGTGTGCAGGTCATGGACGCGCGTGGTGTGTTCGCCGTCGGCCGGCGAGCTGGCCGATCGGCTGGACAGGATGCTCAGGCGCATCGACCGGCTCTGCACGCCGTCGGACGGCAGGGTGACCGTTGCGCAATGTCCTGACTGTTCGACGTCGCTGGCCGTGCCGCAGGGCATGCGTGACGGCTGGTGCCCGGAATGCGGCGAGCGCCTCGACTTGGACATGCTGGTGTCCGGCCGTGTGGATGCCGCGGGCCGTGCCGTCATGACCTGTTCGCCTGCCGAGGCTGCCGACTGGCTGACCGACCGCGCGGGACTGCGTACCACGCGCAAGCAGGTGTCGAACTGGCTGGCGCGTGGCCGTCTGCCGAAGGCGCGCAGGCTGGGCCGTGGCGTGTGGGAGTTCAACCAGGCCGAGCTCATCGAGGTGCGCAATCGCGCATAGTTGCGCACTTCGATGAGTCCATGTAATCTGTAAAAGAACTTGCACCATGCCCCGAGAGGTCTGGTGCTTTTCTTTTATCCCGCCCCTGTAGCTCAGCTGGTAGAGCAGCGGTCTTTTAAACCATGGGTCCTCGGTCCGAGTCCGAGTGGGGGCACGACAAAAGGGAGGCAGCATGGACATGCTCATCGCCATCATCGGCTCATGCATGGTGTTCGCCGCCTGCCTCATCGCCCTGTGGCTATGAGCAACCCACGCTACCGCAACGGCCACCGCCGGCGGGAGGTACAGGCCTACTACCGCGCACGCCGCGCCGACTGCTACATCTGCGGCAGACCGATCGACTACAGCCGACGTCCACCGGATCCATGGAGCTTCGTCGTGGACGAGACCGTGGCCATAGCCAACGGCGGCCGCGTCTGCAAGGCGAACAGCGGGCCGGCGCACCGCTGGTGCAACGCGGTCAAAGGCACGCACACGCTCGCATGGGCGCGCGCCGAAGTGAAACGACGCCTCGCCGGCGGCAAACCCGCAGCCGCGCCAAAGCCACGCGACTTCGAGGCCGCCGACTGGTGAAGCCCAGGGGAGGATACCCCCGTCGTCGTTTCGGCGGCGACCTCGTGTGCAGCGCCAATCTCTCTCCCCGCGAAAATAAATCGTCGCCGGCGACACCACCGCCGGCAAAGGAGGCGCCATGCCGATCCGAACCTGCGCGCAATGCGGCCACGCCATGCCGAAAAACGCCAGCGCCAAACGAAAATACTGTTCGGACAACTGCCGGAAACTCGCCAGCAAACACAGACACTCACCACAACGCCAAACGTCGCCCACAACGTCGCCGGCCGACGAACCGTCGCCGCAGCCGACCGCTCCGGCCACATACCGCGACCTGCTCGAGGTCAGCCGCACCGCACTCATGCGCAACCTCAAGGACCCGCACTGTCCGGCCACGGCCGTCGCCGGACTGAGCAAACAGCTCCTCGCCGTCGGCAAGGAACTGCTCGATATGGACCGGGAGAAGGAACCCGACCCGATCCTCGACGACCCAGAGGAGATGGCAGATGGCATCGAAGACGAACCCTTCGACGCCGAAACTATCTGACGCCGCCCGAGTCCTCAACATCCCCGACGGCATCACCGCCACCGGCTTCGGCCGCATCCGCCGCGTCGCAGACCGGCTCGGCATCCGGTTCGACCGATGGCAGGAAGGCATCGGCACGCTCATGCTCGCCAAACGCGCCGACGGCACCTACGCCAGCTCGGTCGGCGGCATCGGCATGAGCATCTGCCGACAGACCGGCAAGACCTTCACCGTCGGCACCATCATCGTCATCCTGTGCCTGACCACACCAAACCTCAAGGTCATCTGGACCGCGCACCGCACACGAACCTCGGCCGAGACCTTCAAATCGATGCAGGCGCTCGTCAAACGCCCCGGCCTCTCACGACACTGCAAAGCCATCCGCCAGACCAACGGCCAGGAGGAAATCGCCTTCGCCAACGGCAGCCGCATCCTCTTCGGAGCCCGCGAACAAGGCTTCGGCCGAGGCTTCGCCGCAGTCGACGTCATCATCTTCGACGAAGCGCAGATCCTCACCGAAAAAGCCCTCGAGGACATGATCCCGACCGCCAACGCCGCGAAAAACCCGCTCATCATCCACATGGGCACGCCACCCAGACCGGTCGACCCCGGCGAAGTGTTCACCAACCGCCGCACCGCCGGCCTCGCACACGACCCCGACAGCACATGGATCGAGTTCGGCGCCGACCGAGACTGCGACACCGCCGACCCCGACGCATGGGCCCAGGCCAACCCAAGCTACCCACACCGAACCCCGGCCACCGCCATGCTCCGCATGCTCAAGAACCTCGGCGAGGACAGCTTCCGCCGCGAAGCGCTCGGCATCTGGGACCAGGACACCGAACACGCGGCCATCGACCCGGAACTCTGGGCACAGGCCGCCACACCGACCCGCGCGCCCGGCGGATGGACCGCCATGGCCATCGACATGCCGCCACACCGCGGATGGATCACCATCGGCGCATGCCAGGCCTACGAGGACGGCACCGCATACATCGACATCGCGGCCCTCAAAGGCGTCAGGAAACACGGCACCAAATGGCCCGTCGACTTCCTCGCCCGCCGCTGGCCGCACCTCGCCGCCGTCGTCATCGACGCCCAATCGCCGGCCACAGTGCTCATCCCCCCGCTCAAGGCCGCCGGCATCGACGTCACCGTCACCAGCGCGTCCGACATGGGCAAGGCATGCGGGCGCCTCCTCGACATGCTCCAATACCACGAACTGCGCCACAAACCGGACGTGCGCCCGCTCGACCAGGCCGTGGCCGGCGCGACCGTCCGCAAAATCGGCGTCGAAGGCGCGTTCGGATGGAACAAACTCGGATCCGACGTCGACATCAGCCCGCTCGTCGCCGCCACCCTCGCCCTGCACGGCGCCGTCACCAGCACCCGACGGCCGGGCGACGAACCAGAACAAAGGATGATCGAACTGCCATGACACTCCTCGAACCACTGCCGGCCACCGTCGCCGGCCTGACACCCGACGAAGACGACGCCTTCCGCCGCCTCACCGCGAAAATCATCCGCCACCGCACACGCAACCGCATCCGAACCATCTACTACAACGGCCGCAACGAGCTCCACGACTTGGGCTACAGCCTCCCACCAATCGCCAAAGACGTGGAAATCGTCGTCGGATGGCCGGAAAAAGCCATCGAAGGACTCGCCAACCGCGTCGTGCTCGACGGCATCACCACCCAGGACGGCAGCGACCTGAGCAAACAGGTCAGCGACCTGCTCGACGCCAACGACCTCGCGCAGACCGCCGAAAACGCGCACACCGACGCCCTAGTCCACTCCTGCAGCTTCGTCGCCGCGCTCCAAGGCATGCCCGACAGGGGAGAGCCCGCCGCGATCATCCAGGAGTTCCCAGCCGACGTCGCCACAGGCACATGGGACAGCCGCATCCACGGCCTCACCGAAGCCCTGCTCTACGACGTCGACGAGGACGAGACCTACGGCCGCCAGATCCGCGCATGCTACCTCATGCTCCCCGGCAAACTCATCGGATGCACACGCGCCGACTGGCAATGGACCGTGTACGCGCGCACCGAATGGCAAGGCCGCCTGCCCGTCGAACTGCTCGCATACCGGCCGGACAGCAAACGACCGTTCGGCCGATCGCGCATCAGCCGCACCGTCATGAGCCTCACCGATAGCGCCGTGCGCACCTTCCTGCGCAGCGAAGTGCAAGCCGAACTCTACAGCGTCCCGCCACGATATTTTTTGGGCGTCACCGAGGACATGTTCCGCGGCAAGGACGGCACACTCAAACCACGATGGCAGATCATGCTCGACCAGGTCCTCGCGCTGCCGCGCGACAAGCAGGGCAACCTGCCGCAGGTCGGCACGTTCACCCAGGCGAGCTTCGAGCCGCACGCCGCGCAACTACGTCAGACCGCCTCGATGTTCGCCGCAGCCACCAGCCTGCCGCCCGACTCGATGGGCGTGCTCACCGACAATCCAAGCTCGGCCGAAGCGATCGACAAGGCCGTCAAGGAACTCTGCCTCAACGCCGAAAGCTGCCAACGACGCTTCGGCCCAGCATGGGAACGCATCATCGCCACAGCCGCCCGCATCGCCGGCGACGGCCAGGCCACCGCGGTGTCCAGCCAATGGCGCAACCCGGCAACGCCAAGCCGCGCCGCTGCCGCGGACGCGGCCGTGAAACTCGTCGGGGCCAACATCCTGCCGGCCGACAGCGACGTCACCTACGACATGCTCGACCTGAGCGACCGGCAACGCCAGACCCTCCGGCGCGAGCAACGCGCCAAACGAGCACAGCAGGCGCTCGACCGCATCGACCAGACCATAGCCACCCAGCAGCAAGGAGCCGACAATGCAAACGGACAGCCAGCTGCCGAAAACGCAGGAAGCCCTGGACAAACGGCTCGACCAACTGCATGACGCCTACCTGCAACGACTCGAACGCCTCAAACTCGAATCAGGATGGAGCCTGGATTCGATATGGGGCGACGAACACTGGTATCCGGACGACGAAAGCCGATGGGAAGCCGCCTGCAAAGAAGTGGAAAGCTACAATGACAAGGCCGCGCAGGCCGCCGCCGACTACTTCGAGCAGATCCGAAGCGAATGGTCGAACTACCTCGGCAATGACCTGCCGGACTTCGACCGCCAGCCACTCCCGGACGCCGGCCGCGCGGTCTGGAAACTCGCCGGAGGCTCCAACAACACCGACTATCCAGGACTCAGATACGAAGACGTCATCCCCGACGCCAACGGCCAAGTCCACAACAAATACGGCCTGCGCATCGACGACCTCTGGCCGAAACACGTGGCCATCGACCAATGGAAGACATACCTGCAGCACGTCGTCTCCACAAGCAGCCGCATCGGCATGCTCGACCAAATCGGATCAGACCCATCGAAACCGCGATGGGCCAGGGTGCCGGTGGGGGAGACGTGCGAGTTCTGCGTCATGCTCGCATCCCGCGGCTTCGTATACCTGACACGCGAGACCGCCAGCCTCGGCGGCGGCTTCCACAACGGCCGATGCGACTGCAACGTCGTCCCGTCATGGGGAGAGCGGCACATCGCCGGCTACGATCCGGACGCGCTCTACAGGCAATACAAGTCATGCGCCGACACCATATCCAGCCTCACCACCCAGGACAAGTACAAGGAATACCTCTCAGCCCTCTCCGACAAGGAGAAGGCCAAAGCCCCCGAATACAAGAAATGGAAACGCGACCTCGAACTCGCCGAAATGCGATGGCGCGACCGCACATGGCTCAACACCGGCACGCCACCTCCAATCACATTCCCCAACGACGAGCTGAAACGCGAGACCGAAACCGCACGGCCACAAGAGATCCGCACTGCAAACCGACTCCGAAAACATGGAGTGACGCCAGCATTCCAAATCGATTACACCATCGTCAAAAACCCGCAAACCGGGGTCGAGGAACGGAGAGGGCTCGCGGACTGGGCCGGAGGGATCGAAATCAAAACACCTGACAGAGCCGGAAAAAGAACGACCATCGAGCACTATCTGGCCAACGCATCAAAAAAACAAGACTGCACGCGACTCATCATCGACAACACCGAAAACGCATGCATGTCCGACGAACAACTCATCGAAATCATCAAAACAATCAACCGATTCAAAAGAGGAAGCGTATACATCCTCGACCATTCCGAAAACCTCATCAGAATCAAATGAGCGCCTCGGAAGCTATCGAAAAGACGGCAACGGGGGCGCTCATGTAATTCCATCCTACCACACCGGCTGGCTACCGAAGAGGCCGAACGGAGCCGACTGTAAATCGGCCGCGCCACACGCGCCACGCAGGTCCGAATCCTGCGCCAGCCACTCACCGCGGACCCCGCACGCCGCGTCGCTAACCGTGCGCAAAAACCAAAGGAGCACCAATGCACTTCATCTCCCGCCGCCACCACAACCTCATGCGCCACCTCCTCCTCATCGAAGGCGGAGAACCACAAGGAGGCGCAGGCGAACCGCCCGCAGGCCAGAACACCAACGGCGAAGGCGACAACGCGAAGAACACCACGACCGACAACGCCAAGGAGTTCAGCCACGCGCTAGCCGCCCGCGTCGAAGAGGAAAAAGCGAAACTCGAAGCCAAATACGCCGGATACGACGAATACAAGGCCAAAGCCGCCAAATACGACGCCAACGAAAGCGACAACGCCACGAAGCTCGAAGAGGCGGACAAGAAGATCGAGGCGCTGACGAAGGAAATCACCACGCTCAAGGCCACCGCCGAACGCGAAACCCTCATCGGCCAGCTCGCCAAGGACACCGGCCTCGGCCGGGACGTCATCTCCCGGCTCAAAGGCGACGGTGACGAACTCAAAGCAAACGCGAAGGCGCTCAAGGACAGTCTCAGGCCAAACATCGGACTGCCCACCCCACCCGCCGGCAAAACGGCCACCGCGACCGCCGGCAACATGACGCCGCTGCAGCTCCTCTCGCAAGCCTACGCGGCCAAATAACCCAGAAAGGAACACAACCATGGCACTCAACCTCACCGAGGCCGCGAAGCTCTCCACCGACACCCTCGCCAAGGGCGTCCTCGAGACCTTCGTGCAGGTCAGCCCGATCCTCGACCGCATCCCGCTTATGAACATCGACGGCAACGCCTACGCCTACAACGAGGAGGCGACCCTACCCGGCG